AAAAAACCTCATTTTTAATATTTATATATGTATGTATATTTATAAATAAGTTAATATTGTTTAACCACTTTCAAATTACCCGCATCATATATCCTTAAATAATTATTTAATATCATATTTTCATATTCAGTTTTCTTATTATCAAATATATGTAATATGTTTTTAAGTTTTGCTTTTTGAAATTTATATCTTGAATGTAAACCATCATATTTAGAACTTTTAAAATAAAAATAATTAGGTGGTAATAATTCTAATATTTCAAAATTATTATTAATATACCCTACTCCATCAAAATATCTAACATCAATATAAGATAATATATTTTTAGGTGAATATTTTCTTTCAAAATATTTTAATAATCTGGAAAATCCGCCTATAACATTATGTGATAATAAATTAGAAAATCTAATTAGTTCATATTCATATTTTTTAGTAAATCTTGGTTTACCAATACCCATAACAGCAACTATAACATCATTATAAATTAAGCCTACTTTAATTTTAGAATTAGAGTATCCTTGTAAATGATTTAATTCCAAAAATTGTTTATATTCAGAAACACTTAATTCTTTTATTATAGATTTTCTAGCATAAATAACTTTATTAACATTTAATTTGGATTTAATTATTGATTTAACTATGTGCTGTTTATCCTGCCATTCATTAGCGAATACTTGTATTAGTTTAATTCCTTTATCTTTACAGTATTTATATTTATTTTGATGGTATAGACTATCTTTATAAACATCTGAATGAAAATATAACCCATGATAGTCTATTGCTATATTATTATTAGGTAAAAATACATCTAATTCACATTCAAATTGTCCTTTATTATTTCTATATAATTTACTATGAATAACATCTATGTTTAATGTTTTAATAAAATCTATTATTTCATCTTCATATTGTGATTGGTATCCACTAGAATTACATTCACATCTTATTTTTTGTGCATTTGTTTCTTTTGTAATAAATTCCTTATTACATCTATTACATTTAAATTTAAACACTTTATTATCCACATTAATATAATAATCAAAATCAAATAAATGTGTTATGTTTTTTCTTTGCAATATTAGATTAAATGTATTCCAAGATTTTGTTCTTATCGCAACTATAGATTTTTTAGTAACATTAGGATCAAGAAATTTAGTTTTATAATTAAATGATTTTAAATTAGATTTTTCTCTTATCATTTTTATATTTTGTTTTTCTATAACAGTTTTATTGCGATATGTTTTACTTATTTTTTTAGAATTACAATAATTTTCATTTTTATATTTTTCAAATTTAGTTTTTTTAGTTTTTTCCATATTGTTATAATTCTCATCTCCATGTCTTTCAAATTTAGTTTTTTTAGTTTTTTTTATTTGATTTTGCTTATATTCATCATTTTTATTATATTCAATCATTATTTTACTTTTATATTCTTTAAATAATTGTTTACCTTTAATACTATTACTACATTCATTACTACATAAAAATCTATATTTACCGTTAGCTCCACTTATAAATGGTTTATCTTTACCACATACTTCACATTTAGGTCTATTTGTAATATTATTATTTAAACAATATTTTAATTCGGTTATTCTTTTTATATCATTAAAAAAATTTATTTTATTTGACAATAATATTTTTTCCTCATTTGTTAATAATAACAACCATTTATTATTTCCATTTTTTATATTCATTATTTTATTTATTAGTTCTTGCATAATTTATCCTTTAATTAATGTCATTGTACCAGCATCGTATAATCTTAACCACCCATTATTATTCATATTTTCTTTTTCAGAAACATTACAATTAAAATTATCTAATACATTTTTAAGTTTATGTTTTTGTGTTTCATATCTACTCTTTACAATATCTTTTTTAAAATAAATATAATTTGGAGATGAAATATTTTTGAATTTAAAACCATTATTCAAATAACTATTACCATTAAAATAATTAAGATTTACATATGATATTATACTTTCATTATTTATTATATTAGAAATATGTTTTAATAATTTAGAAAACCCACCTATTACTATTTTCCCTTGTTTGGTACATGATCTAATAACTTCATAGTTATATTCTTTATTAAACCTTGGTTTACCTAAGGATATAAGTGAAACTAATTCATTTTTATAGTATAACCCTATTTTTATCTTTGCACCTGTAAAACCTTGTATATGGTTGTTTAATAAAAATTCTTTATACTCTTTATTATCAATATTTTTAATTTCACATTTTCTAGCATATATTTTATCTGTAATTAAACCTAATTTATTTTTAATCATTGATTTTATTAATTCTTTCTTTTCCAACCATTCATATTCAAATATATTAATAATATCTATATTTCTTTCCTTAAAAAATAAATATTTTTCTTGATGATAATTTTTATGTTTATTTAATTCACTATGTATCCAATTGCCGTTAAATTCTATACCAAAATTTAATTTTTCAAAATACACATCAATCTCTTTAAATTTTCTTCCATCATAATAACATCTATAATTATTTTTGTATGTAAATGTACCACCTAAAGTATTCAACCATTCGGATATTTCTTGTTCATATATACTGCCATATTTCTTTTTGCAAATAGGACATCTAATTAATCGTATTTCTTTAGTATTACAAATAAAATCATTATTACATATTTGACACTTATATGAATTATCATTATTTTCTAACATATATTTATTTTTATCATATAAAGGATTTATATTTTTATTTTTTAACAATATGTTAAAAGTATTCCAATAATTATCTTTTTTAGTTTTTAAATATTTTTTATAATTATTTGATGATTTACTATTATGTGTAACTCCATATTTACTAATTAATGTTTTTTTTATTTTTTCTTTTATTTTATCAGATTTAAATACATTGTTTACTCCGTATTTATCAATATTAGTTTTCTTTAATTTATCCATTGTTTTTTTATTTTGTGTAGGAAATTCAAAACCTGTTTTACATAAATTAGTTTTTTTTAATTTATTTAATATATCATTTTTATAAGTTTTTATACAATTAATACATATTTTTTTAGGAAAAACACAATTTTGATTTTTAGACAAAGTTAAATTTTCCTGACTACCACAATATTTACATTTTTTACTGTTATAATACAATTTCATATATTCTTCAATTGTAATATTATGTTTTTTTAAATGTTTAGAATTTATATAATCTAATTCTTCATTACATATTTTACAAGATATTTTCATTTAATCTCCATTGGTTTATTAGTAATATAACAATATTTATAAAAAAAAGTCAAGAATAAAATAAAAAAAACCTCAATTATTTCTAATTGAGGTTTGTTGTTAAATGTATATTTTAAAAAAAGTTACTATTTAATTAATGTAGTTTTAAGATTGTTTAATACATTTCCAATTTTACTAAATTTAAAATATGGTATTCTTAATAATTTAATATTATTATCTTTGCAGTAAATATTTTTAATATTATCATGATTTTGTATTATTCTTAAATTTTTATTCATTTCTTCTATAGTAGAATTTTTATTATGAAAATTAGAAGGTTCAAAATGTTGTTTACCATCAAATTCAATTATTATGTCATATTTTTTTAAATAAAAATCAAATGGTAACTCTCGTTTAGAAATAGGATTCCTACAATCATTAAACTTTTTTTCTTGTTCAAAATATATATTATTTTCCTCTAACCACTTTCTTATAACATATTCACCATTTGATTCTTTTTTACTACAAATTTTACATCTAGTTTGACCATTCTGAAATTTGTTATAAGATGTTCTAAATATTCTTTTACAGCTACATTGAATTTCTAACTTAGCTATAGACCTTTCATATTCAGTTGATAATAATTTACAACCACTTTTAGATTCAACTTCAATATAATGTTTAACTTCTTGATAATTATTTCTATGAGATAATCCTTTTTTAATATTACCACATTCTTGACATTGCCTTTGATTATTATTAACAAAATTATTATAAGATGTTCTAAATATTCTTTTACAATCACATTGAATATCTAATTTAGTATTATTATTAATATATTCAGTCGATAATAATTTACAACCAGACTTAGATTCAAATTCTATAAAATGTTTAACATCTTTAATAGTTAAAGCTTTCTTTTGACCACTACTTTTAAATTCACATTCTCTACATATTTTATTACCTTTAATATATGAAGCATAACTTCTTTCGTATTCCTTACCACAATGACATTTAAATTTCATTTTAGTATAATTATTAATATATTCTGTTTCTAAACATTCACATCTTGAATTTTCTTTAGTGAACTTAATTATATCATTAATATCTAACGATAATATTTTTTTCATGTTATTTTTACCACATTTATTACACTGTCTTTTATTTGTTTTAAAATTATTGTATGTGGTATTAAATTTATTTTTCTTACATGAGCATAAAAAAGTAAGTTTTGATTTACTTGAAATATATTCTGTCGATAATAATTTACAACCAGACTTACTTTCAACTTCAACAAAATATTTTATTGCTTCTATTGTTAATCTATTACTCATTTATTCCTCTTTTTTTATTTATATTTATAAAATAAAATAAAAAAACTCCAAATACAAAATATTTGGAGTTTTGAATAATACTCTAAACTATGGAATATTCATAGTTTTTATTTTATAGAACTCCCGACCAAATCTATGTCGAAATATGTGATATAGCGTTCAGCACCATAAGGATTTGGTGTATAACCAGCCCTTTGTGAAAATGATACTTTTTGTCTTTCTGGATTATCAAAATCATTAGCTCTACTTACCAACAACGGTACCATTGGACAATAAAATACACCTGATTCATGTTCCTCTGCACCTTTGTATATAAGTATTGCAAAATCACCTGATTCTCCATCCATTGTAGTTTGATAATAAGTGATTCCATCCATTGTACCAATTTTAATAATACCTGCTTGATCACCACCTTCATCTTGAATTTCTTTAACAAATCCCGGTTGCATTTCAATTACTGTACCAACTGCAGGAGTAACAATACCATAATTTGCTCTACCTTTTTGTGTTTTAACACCAATTCTATTTTGTTCCCATTTAAACTTTCTTCTAAGTCCTAATAGTTTCTCTGATTCCATTCTACCATCAGCACCTGAATAAGCCCAAGATGATCCAATTTCCGCTGAACTTGAAATCAAATTAAACAATTTTCTATTAACGGACATTGCAAGTTGCCAGTTAATTGCACCAACCAATCTTTTCTTAGCATCGTCACCTGTTCTACGAGCAAGATCAGTAATAGTTTCTTGTGAAAGTTCAAAAGCCAATTTATGTGAAGTAGCTGTAATATTAACGGACTCAAGACTCAATTTAACAGTATTCCAATCATTTAAAGCTTCACCTTCCGATGTTGACATTGGACCACCATAAGTAGATAAAATTACGCTTCTACCTAGTTCGTTATTCCAAACATTAGTCATTGTCAAATCAGTATTAGGTCCAGTTACATAAACAGTACCAACTGCTGGTAAAGTTTTACCATCTTGAATTTTAACTAAAAGCTTTGTACCACCTTTTGTTTCTTCTTTAAATACAACTTTAGCAAGCTCATCACCACTACCACCAGCAACTTTAATATAACTTGAACCTACTGTAATTGCACTATATTGACCAGTTGTACAAGTAATTCTTATTACATTTGACATAAATTGTGGAGGATTACCATCTCCTCTATCTTGTGTTGATAATAGTTGTCCAGTACCATTTGCTTTATTTCCACCATAATAAAATCTTTCTACATAAAATGCACTTGGAGATTGATTAATTGGTTGGAAACCTACCACTTCTAATAGTCTAGTTTTAGATACAGATTCTCTAAAAATAGGTACTATCATTTCTTTATAAAATTGTAAATCTCCACTCAAATTGGTATCTTCATTCAACCAATTCTCTGTATTTTCAATTAGAAAAGCCGTGGGTGCTTTCATTTTTTCATTCAATTTGGAAAAGTGTTCTGATTCAATAATATCTTTATGTGATTCCAATAGTCTCATAGATTCTGTTTTATATTCAAGAACCTTATCAACATTGCTTTTTCCATTTGTAATCATTTTTAATCCTCATTTTTATTTTTTATTTATAAATTATTTAGGTCCAAACATATCGTATGTTTTATGTTTTTTATCTTTTTCATTTTCTTGAGTGTCTTCATTCAATGTTGAATCATTATCAATAACAGTTTCTTTACTATCTATTTTTTCAACATTTTTTTTACCTAAAATTACTTCTTTAATAGCATTAATTTTTTCTTCATAAATAGACATATCATTTTCAATAATTGATTTTGCTAATTTATTCAATCCTTCTTTTTGTAATTCGGTCATTCCTTCTTTAATACTTCTTTCAACTTATTCTTATCTTCCATATTTTCTTCAAGACCTTCAATGTCAATAAGATATTTTTCAGCTAATTGTTTGTTATTTTTATGAATTTGTATAGCTTCATTTACAATAGCAACATTCTCATAATCAATTACATTACTTTCAAATAATTCACTCTTTAATTCATCTAGCCATTTTGTCATTGTGTTAACTAATTTTTCATTTTCTTTAATTTCATTTTCACCATAAACTTTAGATTTAATTTCAATTGATTCTTTTAAATCTTCAATTTCTTTTTCTTTTGCTGTTTGAATCACTTCTACTCTTTCATTTACTTCAGTGTCTATACTAACTTGAATCAAATCAGTTACTGACTCAACTAGTTCATCACTAAAAATTTCGGAATCGTGTTTTTGTAACAATTCCTTTAATTCTTTTTTAATCATTTTATAATCTCCAAATTTATTTTGTTTGTTTTTTTATTATATAAGTATTTATAAAACTAATAATTACTACCTATTTGTAGCATCTTTTTCCAATTAACTAAGTAACCACTATATTTTATTAAACTATACTTCTTTATTAATTCTTTTACATATTTATTAGCATCTTTCTTTTCTTTAAAACTTTTCTTTTCTGTTATTTCCTGTTTATCGTCAGTCATTCCTTTTGTAAAATCTGACATTACTTTTTCAATCCAAACTTCATAATCATTACTTTCATTTAATTGTGTATATAATTCTTTAAAACTTTTCATATTAATCCTTTTTATTAATCCTTTTTATTAACAAACAACTTTTTAAATCTTTCTAACAATTGTCTATCAAATTCTTTTCTTGTAAACTTATTATGTTTAATGTCATATTGTAATTTTTCAATTAACATTTCTGGAACATTTGCATTTAATAGTATTTCTTCTTGTTCCCTAATTATGTTCATTATTGAATTTGCTGAAGGGTTAACCACTAAATCAATTGTTTTCATTCCAAAATCTTCTTGAACTATAGAATTTTTTACACTTCCAGAACCTCTACTTGACATTCCGATTTTCCCAATTCCATCCTCAATCATAGCCAAAACATTTTTTCCACATCTAGTATTTAAAATTTTAGCTTTACCTATAACATCATTACCATCCCAAAATAATTCAGTAATTCTATGTGAGATTCTATCTGGATTTATGTCCAAATGATTAGGATGTGATAACTCACCAAATGCTTTACCCTCTTTAATTAGATGATTAAAGATATTAACTTCTCTTTCTAAAATATATTTAGGATAAACCCTCCCATTTTTATTTTTTTGTTCTGCTTGTAAATAAACGCCAGACACATAATAATCTTTCTTTTTAGTTTCTTCATTAATAATAAATTCAGTAGTTATTCCTTTTGTAATTGCATTTTCAATTAGCAATCCACTACCATTTATATTCTTTTCACTTAATATTAACATTATATTTCATTCCTTTTTTATTATATTTATAAATCTATTACATTTCCTTTATTATCTAATATCATAAACTTAAAATCATAATCTGCTTCTATACATGCTTGTTGTTTTAATAAATTTTTATTTAATTCTTTACTATATGTCCAAGTTGACTTCACTTCTATTATTAAATTATCTTTTTCTATATAAATATCAGGATAGTATCTATGTTTATTTAAATTTTCAATATTTAATTCTTTACCACAATATTCACATTTTATTTTTTTATCTATTTCAACCTCTTGTTAAGTTTTT